ATTATTATTTGAATCAAATCCATATAACTCTAATAGACCCATCTTAGCAGAATCTGCTGTATTTTCTTCTGCTTTATCACTCGTGTCTTTTCCTATTATTGTTATAGCAGAAGATGTAGCTAATTTTGTAACATAACTCATATATACATAACCTGTTTTCCCACCATAAGTAGTTTTCCCCCAGCTTCCACTTATATCTGTTATATTAAGAGATGTACCTTTCGGTATTGTTATTAGTATTTTATACTTTGTACTTCTTCCAGACCTCATGTTAAGATTTGCTGTAGTTCTGTAATTGTAATTACTAATACTTACTTTTTGCGTATAAATCATGTAGATATAACCAGTTACTCCATTATACGTTACTTTTCCCCAGCCACCGCTTATATCTGTAACAGTTACTGTTTTTCCGTATGGTATAGAACCAAGCTTTTTATAACTTGTACCTCTTCCAGAACGTATATTTAATGTCGGATTAGCAACTATTTTGTATTGATTAGAAGTAGTAGAACTAGAACCTCCGTTAACGTCCCAATAATCGGAATAGAATAAAAAATAACCCGTAACTTCAAAATTCTTGGTGTTTTCTGGCAAGTTCCTTCTATAGCAAGCACCATGCCACCCACTGTCCTGTGTAGATGTTATATTAGGAGAAAACATACGCCCTGCTTCATTTATTACAAGCGTATCTCCTGTAGCTCCTTCATCAACTACATTACCTGTAGAAGCCCAGGCAGATAAACTCTCACATTTTTCTTCTATTATTGTTTTTTCTGCTGTTGCCTCTGCTAAACCTGCTTTTGGATAACTTCCAAGCAAAATAGAACCATTGTCAGAATCAACTTGCAGAAATGTAGATTCCTCTGAAAACTCAATTGCTATTTTGGGAAATGTTTCTACATCTCCTTCATTATCTAATTCTTCATCTGATAACTCATCGTATATTTTAAGGTCGCCACCATAAAAATAAGGATCTGGGCAGTAAAAAACAATTTCTCCTTCTCCGTAGCAATTATTTTCAGATATGTATTTATCTCCAAAGTTATAACTCTTTACTACTGCATTTATATATTTATCTTCTGATTCTAAAAATAATTTAGCTTCATCTTTACTTTTAAAACAATTCTTTAAGTCAGTTGTTGTTTGCGTATAGTTATCTTGATTATCTGTTAATACATTTATTTTTACAGTAATTTCTCTATCTTTATCTTTAGCAGAATGAAAGATGCTACCATTTCTACCTTGTATAGTTTTACTAGATATTTCATGTTCCGGAATAGTAGGCATATCTACATCTACTACCCCAAAACCCTCAAATTCAGATATAATTACCTTATTATATTCAAAATAATATACTGGCATTATTTAGCACCTCTCTTTCTACTATCTCTTTTATCAATAACACTAAGCTCACCATCTACATATTTTGCGGTTTTTTTTGCGATAATCTTAGAATCCAACTCTAGCGATATATCCAAATAAATAGGTTCAGGGCTTACCTTATTACTGTATAAGTTACCATTATTACTATACCCACCAAAAGTACTTCTAGCAGAAACTGTTGATACGCTAGCTGTAGCTAATGCATTTGTTGCAGCTAAACTTCTATTTGCTATAGCACTAAAATTCTGTAAGTTTGCTACAACTGGAATGCTAGATGAAACTGCATTAACTGTAGATACTGTTTTAGTTACATTAACTTTTGTTGTAAGCGTTCTGTTAGTCGCACTAGCTATTTTATTCATGTATGTGCTTACAGAAGAATAAGCATTAGCCATTTGCGTTCTAATTACTTTTGCTAGACTTATAAAACTAGATGTTGCTGCATTTCTAGCATTCCAAGACTGTGTTCTTACAACATTAGCAATGGATATCATTTTAGATGTAACAGTTTGTCTAGCTTCTGATACTTGAGTACTTATTACTTTCTTTAAGCTTATAAAACTAGATGTAGCACTATTTCTAGCGTTTTGTGATTGATTTTTTATTATATTAGCTAAGTTAACAAATTGATTTCTGCCTATGTTAACACTTCCAACTAAATTTTCCCTAATAGAACTTCTTATCTTACCAAAATTAGTGCCTATTCCATTAGCTACATTTTGAGTTGTAGTTTGTAAAGATTTTAATTCTTTTTCAAGCTCTTTTAATTGGCTAGTATTCATAGTTTCTAACTTAGTCATTATATTTTTAGAAATTCCATCTCCTATTTCAGATGCAGTTTGAGAAGTAGTTGTTTTACTTTGTTCTAATCCCTGTTGTGCTCCACTTCCATATTCTTTCCCGGTTCTAAGTCCAGCTGTCATACTAAAATTTTGGCTTATAGTCCCATTACTTCCAAATAATCCATCAAAGAATCCGCTTATACTTGCTAATTTTTCTGAAACAAACCCCTTAACAAATCCGCCTATAAATTTATCTGCTACTGAACCACCAAGCAATCCCATATTTGCAGCATTTGCAGCAGTCCATTCATTTATTGCATCATAAATAACCCCACAAGCAGTATTAATTTGGTCTCTATTATTTCTTATACCATCTCCTATGGCATTTAATATAACACTTCCTGCTTCTTTTATAGTAGGACCATTTGTTTCTATCCAGTTGCAAATCTTTCCTATTAAATCAGATATAGCCGTTGTTATACCTTCTTTATTATTTATAATTCCTTGCGATATATTTTGCACTATACTGCTACCCATACTTAATAAACTATCTAATGCTCCTCCTGATATTAATCGATTTGCTCCACTTATTGCATTTGTTATAAGATTAGGTATTTGTTTAGCAACATTTTGTACCTTTGCTTTTAAATTTTCTAAACCGGTTTCTAAGCCTTCAAAAGTATAAGTGTTTTTATCTCCATTTCTCCAGCTTGAGAAAAAGTCCGTAAGAGCTTGCGAACCACTTACAAGTGCTGGTTTCATTTTTTCAAAAGCACCTATTAAGCTATCTTCAATAGCACTTGATAGTGCCAAAAAAGTAGATTTTGTAGTTTCATCAATGCTATCAGCTAATCTAGTTGATAATCCTTCAATTTCTTTAAGGTTCTTTTTATATCTTTTGTATTTTTCATCTGACATATCAACTATTTCGTTAACTTCATCAAAACTATCTCCAAGTCCCAAAGTTTCAAGTTGTGCTTTTATTTGCTCATCTGACATTCCTTTTAGCGAAGATCTAAGATAATCCATCTTTTGCGATGTTGTCATGGTTGATAAAGATACTTGTTTAGCGGTTAAACCATACTTACTTAATACTTTATTAGCTTCTTTAACTGTCATATTTTCTTTTAACTGTTGTTTAACCTGTTTCTTTTGTTGAGAAGTTAATCCAACTATAGAGTTATCTATTTCTGATAATGTAGAGTTATAATCTATGTATTTATTTATATCTAAGTTTTTAGCATTTCCTAAATTTCTCCAAAGACTGTCTATTTTTCCACTAGCATTATCCATGCTTTCAATTACATCTAGTAAATCTTCTACATTACTAGTTGTAACTTTGCTATCATCACCTAGTAATGAAATTGCATAACCTAAATCTTTACTGCTTAAACCTAATGCTGTTGCTGATAATTCTGTCTCACTAAATACTTTTTTCATACTCTCTATAGTAGTTTTTGCATCGTTTCCTTTTTTGCCCATTATAGACATATTTTCATTAAACATGCTAACTGTAGACGTAGAATTATCTATAGCCTCTGATAAACTATTATACTCTTCTGTAGATGCATTAAGTAAACTCATTACCCCTGGTAAAGCATTTTTACCAGCAATAGTTGCAATTAAAGATGCTTTCTGACTTCTAGTCATATTGTCAGTGCCTGCTTTTAAGGCTTTTACTGTCGCTTCTAAGTCTACACATCCGTCTGATGTTGTCTTTAAATACGAACCAGTTTTATCTGCGGTCATACCTAATTTTTTTAATGCTACTTCCATAGCATCCGTTGGGTTAGCTAAATTCGATAATAAATTTTTTAAAGACATGCCTGCCTTCGAACCTTTTATACCCGCATTAGCCATTAGTCCTATACTAGTAGATACATCTGTCATTGTTGTACCTAAAGAACCAGCTATAGCACCACATTGTTTCATAGATTCGCCAAACAGTTCAACATTTGTATTGCTTCGTGTTATTGTTGCTGATAATTTATCCGCAAAATCGCCAGCTTGATTTGCTTGCATTCCGAGTGCTGTTAAATCATCCATTATCTTATATCTAGGCTCTTTATCCTAGAACTCTTACTTTCATAAGAGGATGGGACTATATCATCACCTTTAACTTAATAGTAAGGTGTTCGGCGCTCGTGGGAGAAATTATTATTTGCCTATTCATTCTCCTAGTCTCTGAACCTTCCATGTACTTTTACGGCTTTCCATGGCTTGGTTGCTGATTAGCATATTAATATTAATTTATGGTATTAAAAAAACACCCTTTAAAGAGTGTCTTCTTTTTTATTATTTATAAATTCAATATATTGTTCTTTTGTATTGTCTCCCATTCCGTATTTAATATGGAAGTATCTATGACATTGCTTGCAAAGTGTAACTCCATTGTTTATATCAGTTCTATGCTCCTTGTCCCAATTGTAACTATTAAGATGGTGTGCAACTAAGTCTCCACCTCTTTTACCACAATATTGGCAAGTATAATTATCCCTTTTATAAACACCGTAAACCCATTTTTTATATCCTTCTATGATTCTTCCTTTTTCTCTTTCTTCTTGAGTTTTTTCCGGATTCCACATTTTATTTTTGTTTCCTCTTATTTTCTCTCCTTTACCATAGTTAGGATTATTTTCACCCTTTAATATTTCCTTTTGATGGTTTGATTTACATTTTTGTGAACAATATACGTTTTTATTATTTTTTATTTTACATTTTAGGATAGTGAATTCTTTAGAACAATAAGAACATCTAACTTTTACAGTTGCATTTTTATAATTAGGATTATTCTCACCCTTAACAGTTTGTTTTTGGTGTTCATATTTGCACTCCTGAGAACAATAGTGATGTTTACTTCTTTCGTAAGTGCTTTTTGTTATACTGATTTCTTTTTCACAATAACTACATTTTATAGTTATTTTATTTGTCATCGATTTCACTCTGCATTCAGGACTACAATACTTTTGTGAACTTTTACGTGGTTTAAACTTTGTTTTACATATAGGGCATATTTTTTCTTTTGTTTTTATCTTCGAACAATATCCACATTGTCTTTTTTGCCTTTTATCTTTTCTCATAAAGTCAGAATACCTAACTTGAAAAACTTCGCCGCATCTACATTGAACACTTAGTTTTTCTTGATTTCCATTATATTCTCTAGATAATAATTTGCAACCACTTCCACTATCAATTTCTATAAATTTTTTAACTTCTTCATAAGTTAATTTTTTAGACATAACAAAAACACCTCCGACAGTATTTTCAATTTATCCGATTATTAAATTTTTATTAAATAGGGAAGAAAGCTCGGATAACTTTCTTATCACTAAGGCTCGCGACTTCCTTAACTATCCCTATATTTATTATACCATAAATTACAAATATTAACTTAGCCTTCCAGCAATTCACCGAATATTTTTTGAATAGTATTTCTACTAAACCGACCAATATTTTAGTCAAAATGTCGCTAGCTGTTCCTAAATCTGTAGCACCTATTTTTGCTAGATTTAATGTAGATTGTACACCATCAAGCATCTCTTGAGTTGACCAGCCCGCCATCTAAACTTCATTGTCTAGGCTCTTTATCCTAGAACTTAGGTTTCCCTAAGAGTTGGACTATCTCTTTACCTTCAACTTTACTTGTTAAGGTAGTGGATTTCGTGGGAGTTTTATCTGTTCTAGACTAATCCTCCTAGTCTCTAAACCTTCTATATATCCCTATATAGATTGGTAATTGATTAGCATATCTTTTGACTTAGCTTTCCAATTTTAACCCACTATTTTTTACTATAAATTTCTTTATAGCCGACCATGTATGTTTAGCCATATATTGCATTGCTTGGCCCACTTCACTAGCGCTAAATGTAGTAGCAGCTCCTAATTCTCTAGCTTTTGCAACTAACTGGTCAAATTCAGTCCCTACACTTCCAGCTATTGTAGCAACTGTTTTCATTTGAGATTCAAAATTTACTCCAGTAGTAATAAGACTTGAAAAATTAAAATCAAATCCTGTTATCTCACTAAATGCATCTTTAACTGCATTTATAGAGGTGAGCATCCCATTAAAAACTGGTGATACCGCATCCTTTATATTATCTAAACCTTCGAAAAATCTCTTTTTACCTGCATCATATAGCTTTTTAGCTGCAACAGTTAAAGCAGTTACAACTATAAGTGCTTTCGCTGGTCCAGGTAATGCCTTAAACACTTGGCCTAAATTAGATGCTTTTGTTTTTACTTCTTCTAACTTCTTACCAAAATCAGAAGCTCCTAATACATCGCTCATCTTACTTTTTCCGGATGCTTTTTTAATGCTTTCTGTCATATCCTGTATTGATTTTCTAGCATCTTTCATTTTAGTTTTGAAGGAAGCAATATCTGCATTTATTTTTACATTTAAATTTTTAGTTGCTATTTCCACCACCTCCAAATTTTTCAAATAAACTATTTATATATGCTAAATTTTCTTCTTTTTCTTTCTTACTTACCTTATGAACTCTTTTTTTGCTCTTAGCACTCTCAAACGGATTTACAGGTTTAAATTTACTTCCACCAAAGGCCATCCCTAAAGCATTTTGCAAGCAACAAAGGTTTAAATTGTATTGTTCTTGCTGTTCTTTTTTATAACCATCTAGTATTAAATTAGCTTCATGTATAGTTAAATGCCAAAAAGAAGTGGGTGACATCTTCATGCCACCCACTAACTTTTTATAGAGGTTTTCTATTAATTTATTAAGTTCTACTTTCCCTCTTCATTTTCTTCATTATCTTCCATTTCGGCATCTGTATTCATTCCTAAGCCTTCCATTATAGCCTCGAGTACCAAAGATGATAAATCAAGTATCGAATTTCCTTCTGCTACATAAGCATCCATTAACTTTTCTGCCATAGCTTCTGTCATTTTATTATTTTCTTCTAAAAGTCCATAATGAAATGATTTTATTGTATTAGCCACAGTTCCTGTAACCTTTTCTGTGTCCCTAAATGGATCTAACCCACTTAGAGATAATTTTTTAAGTATTTTCATCGAATACTTAAGTTCGTAGTCTTTTCCATTTATATTTAATATCATATATTCCTCCTAAACAGCACTTGCTTTTTCTAATTTGCCATTTCCTTCAAATGTTAAATCATATGTAGTAGCATCTTCATAATCAGCCTCTAAGTCTAATCCGGACATATAAGCTTTTCCTTTAAATCCTACTGTATTTCCTTTATTTGCTATTATTACATCAACTGCAGTAGAATTTAGTACTGCATCAACCGCTGCATCATAGCCTTCATCCCCAGTGTAATAAAATCCATCACAAGTAGCTGACCATTCTTTAGCTCCAGATATTTTTCTTTTCCAATCTCCTGATGTTTTTGTAGATGTATCTATGGAATCAGCTTTAATGGATAATTTACAGTTCTTTTGGCCACCTATAGCTTTACCTCCAACAGATACAATTATATCTAATCCTCTTATAACTTCTCCAGTATCACCCTCAGAGGCTAATAATTGTAAGTTATCTAGCTTCATCATGCAATCACTCCTTTTCTTTTGTTAAAATTTTATATACTAAAATTCCATGTTGATATTTACCCTCTGCATCTTGTTGTTCTAATATTTTAAAGTTATCTAAATAAATAAAAGCCAACAAATCATTGGATCTCATTTCTGTATTCTGCAGATTTCTATTTACATCTTGCATAATGTTTATAATTTCTTTTTTGCCTTTGTAATTAGAAAATACATCTATATATTGATATATTTTTGAGCCTGCATTTATCTTTGAAGAATCATCATTTCCGTAAAATGTGCCAATTCTAATATATGGTAGCGGTGCATTTTTAGGCACATGGTCATATACATCATAATTTAAAGCTGATAAGATATTGTAAAGTTCAGACTGTAAATCTAAAGTAAACATTATTTTATCAGCTCCTCTATTATTTTATCTAATTCCTCATTAAACTTATCTTCATTTTTTTCAACTGCTGGCTCAAAATAAGGCTGCGCCGACTGGTATCTAGTCCCATATTCTACCCACCCAGCATATTCAACATTAGTTCCAACTTCACCGCTATAGCTAGAAATTATATTAGTAGTTATAGAACCCCTAAGCCTTCCAGTATCAACAGGACAACTTCTCTTTGCATCTTTTTCAATATTATGCAAAGTATTTTTTATAAGTTTACTAACATCTTTTTCAACTGTTTCAGTTTTATTAAATTCTCTTAATATTTTTTCAGCATCTGAGGATATTTTAATTTCCATTAGTCATCACGCTCCATAATTACCATGTAACACTTACCATAATCGGCAGTAGATACTTTTTTATATCGTTTGCCACCGTATAAAACAGAAAAATCACTATCTAGATCATCTAATATTTTTTCTTTTGTAAATAATTTATTTAAAGAGTATGATATTTCTCTTCCTTTACTATCTATAGATTTAACTGTATAAGGCGCTACTTTGCATTTTATTGTTTTTAATTCTATTTCAGTTTCTTTATAGCCACCCATATTATCAGATATTTTTTCTGTAACAAGTATAGTTGCTTTTTCTCTATAATCCATTTATAACATCCTTAGCTTCTTTATTCTCGTATTATTGGACCTATACTGTTTTAGAAGTGGTTTATATTCATAAAAATCATCAGACTTATAAGAAGTCGAAAGGACATCTATTTTTTCCGTAGATATCCCTTCTGCACCAATTCTTCTATATCTTTTAATAGTAACTTCTTCGGCTATAAATTCGAGTTCCCATGGTATAGTTGGTGTTTCTAGATATACTTGCATATAATTAGTAGCATCTGACAATAAAATAGCCAATAATTCATCTTGTGAATTATCGGCTAATCCTAATTTTATTTTTATTTTAGAAATATCCATTCATATCACCTAAGTTGTTTTTTTTACGCATATTTGTATTGCATCAGCTCTTTTATTTAGGATAAATACATCTTCAAATGATTCTTCAAAGTAAACATATTTACCTTGAGATAATGCAATTGGTGGTTGAAGTTGTGCGAATGAATAAGAAACTATAGGTAATATAGCACTTGGATGCAATAATATCATTGCTATATCTTTAGCAGTTGATTTAGCTACAAATCCTCCATCAGTTTGTCCAGATGTTTTACCGTCATTGAATGTATATTCTGTTTTAAATAATGATGTTGGCACAGAAACTATGTCAACCTCTTCTAATCTAGATACATTTCTAGCTAACTTTTTATCTCCATTATTTCTTACTATAGTTATAGCATTGTCGATTAAAGTTTTTGTATATGTATCACAATATAGAACTCTACCACTAACAGGTACTAATGCTTCATCCATAGCATCCATCATTGCATCGAATTTAGTCAATACTGTAGCTGATGTTAATTCAGCAGTTTCGGCAGTTATTGCTTTTTGTGCATTTCTTAATGAATATATAGTAGAGAACATCATCGCGTCTAATTCGGGAAATTTTTGAGTTTCATTCATTACTTTTGTAATATTGCTTATAGATGCTACCATATTAGTTTGATTTACATCTTGCGGATGCACTAATGTTTGCCAAATTCTATGATTAGTAAGTGTTTTAGTCTCCCATTCATTTGAGAAGTTTTGAGAGAAATCACCTATTTTAGTTCTATCTCCGTTAACTCTGCCTCCAGTAGATAAAAGTGGTATTTTTATAGTCTTTGCATCTACTATTTTGTATTTTCTTTTATTTTCGTTGCTCCATAATGCTCCTGAGTATAAGACATATGGATAAGCATTTGCAAGCTCTCTGCTATAAGCTTCTGCGTAATTTACTGTCATTTACATCATCCTTTCTATTATTTTCTAGGTCTTACACCTGTGAAGTTAAACCCAAATACATCGCTATTAGTTTGTTCAGCTGGTTTTACTGGTTTACTTCCTTTTAATCTATCATCAACTGCCTTTTTAACAGCATTTTGGAAAGCTTTTTCAACTGCTTCAATAGAAGCATTACAAGCTTCTGCATCTGAAAAGTTAAGAGTATCAATTAACTCTTTTGGTAAATTCTTTTCTGCTAATGTTTCATAAGCTTGAGCTTTCAGTTCTCTAGTTGTTATGTCTTTTTCTCTTTTGTCTAATTCTTTTATTCTTTTATCTTGCTCATATTTAGCTTTTTCATCTGACTTCATTTTCGCAAGTTTTTCAGCTTCTGTCACAGCTTCTGTTATAGCAGTTTGTTTATTTGCTTCCCATTTAGCTTGTGCAGTTTGTAAAGCCTTGCTTACTCTTCTGTCAAATTCAGCTTGATAGTCTTTATTGCCACCTAAAATATCATCAAATGATTGTGTTTGATTTTCTGCTCCTTCTACATTAGACCCAGTTCCAGCATCAGTATTATTTGTTCCACCATCTGTTTGACTTGGTGAACCACCTCCAGCTCCTGTATCAGCCATTAACTGTAAATTCATTTTTATACCTTTTTTCATTCTTTACCTCCTTGCCCGATATGTCCAATGTCCATATCGTTCAATTTATTAATATTCTCCTTCTTTATAATCAGTTATAGGGATTACAGTGCATCGTTCGACAGAAGCAATGAAACGGCGGAACATTACTACCATAACTAACTTCTTCGATTTTAACCACCTCCCTATCCATGCTTTCACAGTCAGCACAAGTACGTTCATCAAATGAAACGCATATCTCTAGAGCTTTTACACCGTTAGCTTTATATCCGTCTATATGTCCTTTAGTTGTAAAGAAATTTGTTTCTGTTCTAATAAGCCTTTCAGCTTGATACTTACTAACACCTTCTAATTCCCTTAACTCCTGTCCCATTTTCTGTACTGATTTTCCTTGTATTAATCCTTTTGTTAGTGTTTCTCTTATGTTGTTCATTGTAGTTGCCTTATTGCTCCATATACGGCTTGAAAACTGTCTACCACTCCAAGGATAATTTATTGCATCTTTTATAGCTCTTTTAGGTAATACTTTATTTGTTGCTCCAGCATCGGCTAAAGCTTCTTTATATGCCCTTTTATACATTCCTGTTAGATGTTCTGTCATAGTTATTTGCACATTATGAATATTTTTTATTAGTTCTATATCTATTCCATCAAGTAAGCTTTGTAATCTTGTTACTTTACCTCTAGCACTCATTATTTGCCATTGTGCTAATATTTCTTCACTTTTAGTAGCTTGATATAGTTGTTTTAATTCTTGGATTTTACGTCCATACTCTCGCATTTCTATTGGAGTTAATAACTTAGTTGCTTCTGCATAAGTTAAATTATGCTCTATTGCATATTTATTATAGAAACTATCTAGCTCCTTTGATATTTGCATATAAGAATCGTGATAAGCATCAGCTAATTTCTTTACTGTTTTATCCTCTGTCAACTTACTTTTCTTGTCCCTGTCTAGCATTCTTTGATGCCAGTAGTCTCGGCTTTTCATACCAGTATAGTATTTTGCTTTTCTACCCATGTATAAACCTCAAAATAAAATATATAGTAAAAGCAAAGTAAACAACATCTACAAAGCCTTTAACTCTGTCTTTAGTCGTATCGCCAACAAATATAAAAAAGAATTCTACTAATAATCCTATTAAACTATATATTAGCATTGTCCATGCTATTATCGTTATTAACATTTTTATCATTCTCCTTTGGATCACTTATGTTACTATCAGCATACATATCAAACTTCTTCATTTGTTCCTCTTGTTCTTTATCTATTAATTCTAATTCTTGCTTAGGATTTTCAATAAAGTCTAACTGAGATAACAATGTTTCCCTTGAAACTATTCCAGATAGTTGAGAAACCATTTGTGCTTGCTCTAGTGTATTAGTTGGTAATGCTCTAGTAAATGTTATCTTGATTGTTCTGTAATCAATACTTGTCCCTTTTACACTTAAAATAGTGCATATAAGCTCCAGCATTCTTTGGATTGATTTTTTCCATTTACTTTCTTTCTTGGCCATATCTTTCTCTAGTGCAAACAATTTAAATTTAAGTGATACTCCACTAACATTACCAGCAAACTTTTCATCTGTTAAGTTAGGTGTTTTAGTGACTTTATGATAATCGTTAACCAATCTATTAAGTAAGTTTTGAGTATAATCATCATTTACTGTTTTTGTAATAAATTCAGCGTCTCCATCATCTTCAACTAACATAACCCTATTTTCTTTCATTTCTTTAATATCTTCTTTAGTTGTTCCAGCTAGATTTTTTAATAGTAAGTAAGCATTATCAAAATACTCTATCTCATTAACACTTGAAGATATAACAGATTCTATTGCATCTACTATACTTATTGCATCTTCATAACAGCCTTTTCGGTTTTCATTCTCCATAAATTCAACAACAGGAATATCACCAAAATAGTTTTCTTCTATATCAACTAACTCTGGTGCTCCTACTTTGCCGTTATAGTATTCAATCATATCCTTGTTGTAGACTGTCATATAAACCTTTTCTTCGTTGTCAGATACATCAGTATAATAGTAATACCTTACAGCTCCTACAATATTCTTTTCTAAGCTATTGTCATAAACAATAACCATATTATCAGGAGTTTCTGTTGTAAGTCTTATATTTGCATCTTTATCTATGTATAAAATTAAAAAAGCATGGCCGTATATACTAGTTAATCGGTCAAGCTCCGTATTTACATCTTGAAAATCATTATAATCAAGTATATTATTTATTTTTTCTGTTATATTGTCATCTTCACTAGAAAAAGTAAGAGGTTCTCCGCTAAAATAACCAGTTCTTATATCTGTTGTGAAGCTAGGAAGGTTTACAACTATTTTATTATTAGGTTTTTTAGGGTCATCCATTGTCCTATTTAATATTTCGTGATAACCTTCATAATATTTTAAATTCCTATAATATTTTTCAGATTTAAACCACTGATGTTCATTTAGTATGTTTTGTACATTATCAAGCTCCAGTCTTTCTTTATCTGTAATAAATATAGGTCTTTTTACTTCTTCGAATCCTGGTATTAATATCAATTTCTCACCTCCTATATTCCTAAATCCAATTTCTTAGACTTAATTCTATTTTGTCTAATTTCATCTTCCATAGCATATCTTGCTGCATCTATTGTATGATTGTTTTTATCTGGATACTCACCTTTAAAGTTTCCATCTTTATCTTTTTCAGTTTCATATCCTAAAAACTCTCTAGCTGCGTTAGGGCATCTATCACTATCAATTATTATTTCTTCTATTTCTTCTGATAAAAATTTAATACCATAGTCTACACTATCAGGACCCTTCTTAGCTCCTCTTACTCTTAAGCCTAAGTCCTTTAAATCTTTTATAGATTTAGGTTCAGCACTATCAGCAATAATAAGTTTTGGATTTGGATCTAGTTGTTTTATTTTTTCTGTTGCTTTTGAATTAGATAATCTAGTTTGATAAATTTCTTTAAATATATATAATCTTTTTCTTGTTTTATCGTAATGCATGACTAAATAAGCAAATGGGTCTTGAGCATAACCCCAGTCAAGCCCTCTTTTTATTCTGTCAAAGCTATTTATTTCTTCATCAGTTATTTTCCTTATCGTTACATTTAAGAATACTTCTCCACCAGTACCAGTAACAGCACCTAAATAGTCATGTTCATATTTAGTTATATTTACCTTTTTAAGGTGTTCAGCTTCTATTATGAATTGTTCTCCTAACCATTCTTTTGGAACACTCCTGTAATCACTATGATGCACATATTTATCTGTTCTTTCATCTAATACTTCCATGTTCGCCCAGTTTCTTTGAGATTCTGGAGGGTTAAAAGAATAAAATACAAAGAATTTAGGTCCACCACGCATAAGAGATTGATTTATATTTCTTATCTTATCGTAGTTTTCAAATTCGTCTACTTCTTCAAACCATATATATTTTATATATCCTTTTGATACTTTTATAGATTTGACTTTTTTAGGATTGTCAGCACCTCTAAAAAGTATTTCTTGCCCTGTAGGCATATAAGTAAGTTTTAATGGAGAATAACTTATTTTCCATTTACTTGCAACTCCAAGTTTTTCTATGGACCATAAAATCTGTTCAAATACTGAACTCCTTAACACATCTTTTACTCGTCTAAAAATAACAGCATTTGAATATATTCCTTTTTCAGCATCCTTCATCATATTAAGAGGTATTTCTGTACCTATAAATGATGATTTAGTACTACCACGACCGCCTTTAAACCAGTAATGCGTATGTTTACCTTGTTTTATATCGTGATGTACTTTATAGAAGCTTGGAGCGATTAATTCTGTCAGTTTCATTCTTCATCAGGGATATCATCAACTATTTTAACTCCCATATCTCCATTTACTTCTAGTTTTTCTGTATATAGACTATATCTTTTGCCTAGAAGTTCAGCGCATTTATTAGAATCTTTTATAGATATTTTCTTCTTGATTATTTGTGGTTCGCTAGTAAATTCACCTTTATTCACCATAACTACAACTTCTTCTTCTAATTCCTGTCGCATTCCTTTTGTTAGATATTCTAATACTTCTGTCGCATCTGCTATTCTGTTCGATTGCATTTTTTGCAGTTGTTCATCTATATATTTTCTGACCTCAACATTACTCAACAATCTATTCCCTGCACTTTCTGCCGTTCTTTGTTTCGTAACATTAGGATAAGCTTTCTTATAACTTTCAGTAGCATTAAGTGATTCTATATAATAGTCACAAAATGCTTTCTGTTTTTCAGTTAATCTCACTTAATGCCACTCCTTTCTATTTATTTATCATTTTCTTGCAAGTATTCCTTCATTTCTTCATCTGTAAATCT